TAAGTATTCCATTGTACACCATCCCATCTCCATTCATTACCATCACTCATTTCACCAATAGCATCATTGAATCCAGTATAACTACTATTTACGCCCCAAGTAACTGTAGGATTTTGTGCAAAGTCTTCACCTGGATCAGTAACTTTCCATACACCGATACCACCATATACTTCAGTAGTTATATTCATTTGTATAGGTGGAGTTGGTGCTGATAGTCCAAAAAATTGTATTATATCAGAATATTTTCTAGGAGGCTTTGGTTCTAAATTAGCAGCACCTTCAGGTGTAGCTGGAGCAAATCCAACTGGTGGACTTGTTGGTTGTGATTCATTTTGGCCTGGCGGCGATAGTGGATTATAAAATCCTTGTGGCGGTGAGTCAGGTTGTGGTTCTGAATCTAAAAAGTTTGGATATCTTAGACTTACTCTAACAGGCTTATTTGGAATATTTGATTTGACATCAAATGTTATGATAGCATTGTCACCGACATTTATACCTAAACTTTCTAATGTTCTCGTATATGTCTGTGATATCAATAATGGTCTATGTGGATTATCAAGTGGCCACTCTGAAAAATCTTCTGAAAAGGATTGGTTGATATCAGGAAATTTCATACAAGCACTATTATCTTTTCCTTCACCTTGCGCCCAATGAGCCCAATATCCTAAATGTACACAATTTTTCCAAACATTACTATTTTCTAAATAAGAAAGATATCCACTACTCCAATCTACAGCCTGTATTGCTAATGAATGTAAGTTCTCATCCCAAGGATAACTTGTACCCAAAAGTTCTACTTCACCATAAGTATTTTTTAGGATTGTCTCTCCGCCAGAATTTTTTACTATATTAGTTTCTGTTCTTGGTACTGATGTTATAGTCTTTACTAAAAATACATTTGGTACATAGATTGTACCACCAACCATTCTTTGAGTAAAAAGAAAATTGTATACTGGAACAGTTACATTGTAACCACTAGCACCAGGTGAGCCAGGTAAAGATCCTGGTGGTCCTGAACCAGCATTGAATCCAACTGGTAGCGACCCGCCAGTTTGAACCATTTGAGGTACAATTGATAATACATTACTTTCTGTATTCATTTCACCCAATTGATTTTCATCACCAAATGAAACTGTTATTGCTGGTGCTTGTAACCTTCGTATACTTTCACCTAACCTATAAAAATCTTCAAAGTACCCTTCAGTATTTATGTCTTGTGTTCTTATTCTTACTTCTGTTCTATTGGGGGATACAGCATCTACTTGCAATCCTAATGTTTTTAATTGTAACTCATTACCCCTATCGTTACCAACCATTTCAAATATTTGACCATTAGGAGTAATGTCTATATTCTCATAATCTTTATAAACATCAAAATTTCCGTTTTCATTTTGCTGAGTTTTTACCAATATATTTGTCGATTCATCACCAGCCAATCTTCTGAGAAATCTATAATTTACTCTATATTGTCCTGTATTTATTCCAGCAGATTTCAATTGTACTACTGGTCTAATCAATAACTTACCTTCATCATCCACCTCAATACTGTTGAATGGAAGTGTTTTTGATTCTATATTAGAACCATCTACTGAAAGTAATTGAAAATGTATAAAATCTCTTTTTTCTTTTTCACCAAAGACACCATTTTCGTACGGTTTATTACCTATACGAAATGATTGTCCTGTTTGTAATAAATTTCTATCTGCGTTTGTTAGTTGACTAGCCATTATAATTCAGTAAACTCCCTGTCTATTACTTCATCCAATATCGGATCATTTATTCTGTATTGTTTTACTTCTAATGTTTTTGGTATTACAGTAGTTTCATCATCAAATAACTCACCATTGTATGGGCTTTCAAATATTTGTATACTACCATTTTTATTTCTAACTAATAATCTTCCGTCTGCTGGAATTCCGCCTGAACCAGGATTAGTAAAAGCAGCAGTTCTCAGTAACTCTCTTTGTTGAAGATACTTTTGTTCTTCTTCGTCTTTTAGATTTTGATAGTACTCGTTACTTTCGAGTTCTTTTCTTGAATACGGCATTTTTACCTCACAACTTTGAATTCAAAATCATTGTCATAATGAGAAACCATTTCTTCTGTAGTACCACTTCCACTCACTACTCTAAAACAGACTTTGTAATACCTTTCAGATTGTAATCCATTCATCCAAAAATTAAAATAGTTACCATCAGAATCACAACTTAGTAGAGAGCCTGTTCCGTAATTTACAATCACATCATCTGTACTAGCATCTACTATAGAATAATAAGCACCATCTCCTACTAAAGTACTTCCACTTGGAAAGTATTTTTGAGTTAGATATTCTGAAGAAGTATTACTATATGATTTGGTAGGATATCTTCCTCTACCACAAACTCTAAATTTAGCTTTAGATTCTTCCTTATATTCAGGCCTTAAATTTTTCACATACACCTGTAAATCTTCTAATTCGGATTTACCTAATGCTGATAATGAACCTGTACTCCATTTTGTATCGTACCACTCAACTTCTAATTTTGGTGGATAGATAGTATTTGTTTGTCTGGAAAAGAAAGACATATTACCTAATCTTTCATTATTACCCTCAGCACTTCCTGTATTTAGTGTAGCACTACCACCAGCACCAGCAATCATACTACCACTTCTTTTTATAATAAATCCTTCATTAGCATATGTGCCATCCAACCACTTATCTACAATTGGTGTCACATCCATTCTTATATCTCTTGTCTTCCATTCCAAAGACTGTGAGCCATATACATCTGAAAACCAAGTACCACCAGATGCTGTCATAGCACCATTCCACATAGTCTTTGTTTCAGCATCATCCTTATAATTCCAACTAGCACCATCAGTAGTTGCTGGATTATCAGAAGAAAAACCTTCACCCTCAACCCAACTTTGACTAATTGGATATGCCCATAATGATTGACTTGTAGTCAATTCAGATGGTTTAGCATCATACAAATTCAAATAATATTTTGCATTATTTCCAATCGTACCATTAGAAACAGATTGAGATATATAACTCAAATCAAATTTCATTAGTATTCTAGAAACTTTTGGATTTGTATTCGAATCAGTTAAATCTTTTCTTACTTCCAATATCTCATCAAGTCCAGTATTCAAACTAGCACTTGCTTGGTATATGGTTGTATCTATATCTGGAAAAATAAAATAGTGCATTAGTTACCTCCTGCTGATGTTCCTACAACCCTACCCTCAATATCACTTGCTGGAAATTTTAGTTCAAAACAGCTTGGGTCTAATGATGGATAAACAACACCTTCTTTAGTTGCTGACTGCATATCATACATATTTCCTGAATAACCACCAGATGTCAAAAATTTATTTTGTATCAAAACTGGCAACCCATTAGGATTATTTTCTTCAGGCGGTGATACTGCAGACACCCCATCTACCAAAGATATCTGATAAGCTAAATCAGCAACTACAATTGGTTGTCCAATTTGCCACTTATCAATATCAAAAAATTCTCTTACCTTTTGTATAGCATTCAACACCACCTCTTCACCATTATATCCTGTCTTAGCTATTATGTTAAATTTTACTGCGATGTTTATTATAAAAGCATCCTTTATATTTACAGCATCAGTAACCATTCTAAATTGTGTTAGGTAAGTTTGTATATTTTCTTTTACGGCTTTGTTTAGTTGTGTCAATCTCTTACCCGCATCATATCCCAATAAATATAAATTTAATGCTAATGGATTCATAATTCTACTATCAGAGTTAGCACCAGTATCAGTACTATCTAATTGTGAATCTTGTACTATATATGCTTTTGCCACATTACCATATCTTGGTGGTAAAGCATATATTCTAGTAATATAATCTTCTTTAGTAACAGCTCTTGATTGTGCCTGAAAGTATGCTAGTGCATTATTTTTTACTTCTGTTATACTTTCAGATAATCTTCCACCACGACCTGGACTAGGATTAGTTACACCAATTGAGCCCCTTGAAGTAGCTACTAATGCTGGTGATAATCCAGCAGCATCTATTTCAACATTAGAACTAACAACATTTCTTAGAGTACCAGCACCAATGTTATGATTTATTCCACCACCAGCTCTATATGTAATTGTCAAAGTAGTATTCGCTGGTGCTTGACCATAAGCTTTAGTACTCAAAAAGTTAGAAGGATCAAATGCTTTTCCTAAACTGGTTGGTGAGCCTGGTAAAGAAGAACCAATAGAATCAGGATTTGGAATTATCTCTTCGTCAGGACTATCTGATGTACCAGCACCAAATCTTAATTCAGTTCTACCATCAGTTCTTATAAATGTTGTAAATCTTCTTGCTGTTTTTATCAGCTTCAATAAATAAGGAGCTTGGTCTGCTTGACTACTCAACTCCGGATCATTTTGAGCATTATTCTCCATATCTGAAAATACAGTATCTTGTGCTAAAAACGGAACTTCATACCAACTATTACCATCACTATCTGTACAACTAACTATTTCTGTTACATCAGAAGTTCCTAATGCTATTCTCTTATACTTTTCAGGACTAGTAATATTAAAAAACTCTGTTACTACATTACCACTAACAGCCCTTACACTTTTTCTCAATAGATAAGTTGTTGGTACATTATTAGCATTTTCAAATATACTAATATTCATAGGGTCGTATGATGATGAAAATTTAAAATTACAATCTTCTAAAGTTGAAAAAGTTATACCACTGGTTGACTCTACTTGCATTCCATTTTTTATATTTAGAGCATAACTCAAATCAGGAGATGTTTTGTAACTAGCTCCTGTACCACTTGATTTTGCTGGTACTGTTTGAAATATATCTACATTTACAGTTGCTGGTGTTGCTAGTCTTGGTTTGTATCCTAAACTCTGAGCCATATTATATACTGTCTTAGTCTCTTCAGCAAATGCCAGTAAACTTTCTTTGAATTGATTGTCAATGTAATATGAAAGTACATCTCCAACATAAGAAGCCATTTCCATAAACATCATACCCGGCGATGACTCGTTGAAATCATTGTATTGTTCTGGAAAATAAACCTTAGCAAACTCTATTAGATTTGCTTTGAAAGATGTAAAGTCTTTATTTAGATACTTTACTTCTTTTACTGAGTTATTTTTTGGTGCTGAATAAGGCATTTACTTTCTCCGTTTATCCACCTAGTGCTCTACTAAATGCTGCATCACCCTCACCTAGTTGTGGCAATTCTAATTCAACATCACTAGCTGCATCTGTATTTATAGCAAAAATAATTCTTGGTGTTATTGTATTTTCACTACTGGTAAAATCTATACTTTTTATAATAACATGTGGTAAAAATTCTGATATTGCTGACCTTATTGCTTCTTCTATTTTGTCTTCCGTATCAGAATCTATTTGTTGAAATACTGCTTTCATCAAATCTGAGCCAAAGAGTGGATTACCTAATCGTTCTCCCTTTACAGTCAATAATAAATTTTTTATATTTGACTTTGTTTGTTCCAATAATGTTTGTGTTTGTTTGAACACTCCATCTTGATGTGTACCTAAAGGAAGTTGTAATCCTACAGATACATTTGGATTCAAATCATTTTCAGTAAATGACATTATATCTTTCCATCCTTTTTATCTAATGCTTTCATCACTCCACTATAATCCTTTGTCAATGCTTTCATTACATCTTCAGGAACACTATCTGGATTTACACCAGCTGCTTGAGCAGTTGTAACTCCAATAGATTGCCTCTTCATTTCAGGATTACCATATTGACCTCCACCATATCCCATCATCTCAGCCATCTTTGAACTATCCCAAGTTCCTCCACCCATTGTCGGATATTCTTCATTTTCTTGATTAGCAGTTTCATTCAAAACTTTATTCAACATTGGGTCTTTGACATAACTTACTTCTTCTTTAGGTTTAGACGATGTTGTGGGTCTGAATAGTCCCTCATTTATAAATATCTTCTTTACTTCTTTTTGTACCTCACGTTTGATTAATTCTTTCAAAGTTTGTACTAATTTACTATTTTTTGGCATTTGAAACTCCTGTTTTATATAAATATCTCAATACTCTAAATTCTGTTTTTTTTACGATTGAAGAAAAGGACCATAAGCTTCTAAATCACTCTCTCCCTCTTCATCGTCTCCGAAAACAGCATCAAATACTTCATCTGCAGTTACTGTTCCGTCTCCGTCATCATCAATATTTACTAAAGCATCACCCAACCCACCTTGTGGAATACCAACTTCAGTAGATTCTACTACAGCAGTTACTGTTTGTAAATCAGCGTTCTCTAATAATTCA